CAACAGGCACATTGATTTTGTCAGATGGGACAGAAAGCGTTGTTTCTGGAGATGCATTAATAGTAAATGCAGATGTTGTAAAGGCTTCAATTACAAAAGCAATGGTTGACGTTATTTCAGCAACAACTCATGTTACCTCTGTATTCGGAAGAACTGGGGCTGTGGTTTCCAACAATGGTGATTATACTGCCTCAGAAATTACAAATATACCTTCTGGAATAGTTACAGCAACAACAGTTCAAGATGCGATTAATGAAATTGCTGGGCAAGTCGTATTTTCAGAAGGGTTTAATGGTGCGAATGATAAAACTTTAGTAGATAACTCTAATGATTTTAGTATTAGATGGAAGTCATCAGACAAACAATTTCAAGCTAAAAGTAATGATTCAAGTCCTTCATGGTGGAATGTTGGGCACATTCATCAACATGGAGTAGATGCGTCCCCTATTGGAGATTCTGGGGATGTTTATTATGTCCCAAATTCTTGGAAATATTTATCATCTTCTGGATTGCTTAAATCAGACTACACATTTACTAGTTATGGAACTACTTCTATATTTCATATAGAGAAAGAATCATATAGCGCTACAGGAGCAGCCTATCTTGTATATGCTGGTTGTGGAAATACTGGGTCTGTGTGGGCGCGCGTCATTAGAATTGAATATTAAAAGGGGTTAATTATGAAACATAAAAATTATATTTATTTTGTAAATGGAAAGTCCGTATGGAGTGATAGAGATTATAGTGAAAGTGATGGAACTCCATATTATGAAGCCCATAAAGATATTGAAGTGGGATACCCTTGTAGGCTTGTTGATGGAAAGATTGTTAAGTTTACTGATGCTGAATACGCTGCTTTTGTTAAAGCCAATGACAAATCACAGGAATTGGCAGCAAAAAACACTAAAGCATTAATTGAATGCAATAGTAGAATACAAACCATTCCAGCGGAAGTTAGGTTGAAGCTTGGTTTATCAAATAGGGATAAGCATTATTCTGGTGATAACTGGATTAACTTCTATTCAATGTGCCAAACATTTTTAATAGAGAGCAAAGCGGGCGATCAATATGCAAAGTGGGTTCTCAATAGAATTCAAACTTTGTATAAGTCATATAAAGATATGCTTGTTGTTCTTGATGGGTTAAGTATGGACGATTTGAAAAAGTATAATGTGAAAGACGATGCTCATTGGGATGACATACCATTGCCAATGCAGTAGGTTGATTACTTTTGTTAAACCACGGTACAATATAAAGATAATAAATATATGCTAATGTAAATAAAATGATCCTACAGCCTCAACCAGTACAGGAACGATTCCTATCTACATCAGCGGATGTATGTGTATTCGGAAGTGGCGCTGGGGTTGGAAAGACGTTTGCATCTATAATGGATCACATAAGATACGTAAACATCCCAGAGTACCAGGGAGTTATTATTCGTAAGTCTTATTCTCAAATATTCTCGGCTGGTGGCCTGTGGGATGAAGCACAAAAGTTATTGCCGTTATTTGGTGGTGTACCTATTAAAACACCAATTCCACGCTTTGTATTTCCTTCTGGCGCACAAATATCATTCAAACACAGCCAGAGATCAAGCGAGGTTGATTTAAACTTCCAGGGGATACAAGCAGATGTAATCACCATAGATGAGGCTGCCACGGGCTTTACATTGCGTGAATTTCTTTACATAAGCTCAAGATTGCGGTCAATGACTACTATTAATAGTTACATCAGGTTAACTTGTAACCCAAACCCAGCATCATTCATTCGTAAGATGATTGACTGGTACTTGTTACCAAATGATTGTCCAGACTTTTCAAAGTCAGGTGTGATTAGATACTACATAATGGTTAATGGTGATTTCATATGGGCTGACACCAGACAGGAAATTATAGATAAGTACGACAGGAAGCCTTTGAGCTTCACTTTCATTCCTGCAAAACTTGAAGATAACCAAGAGCTGTTAAAGAGGGAGCCTGGATATAAAGAGAAACTACAAAATCTAGGAGAGCAGGATACGCTTGCATTGCTTGGCGGTAGCTGGGGCATTGTTGATAACCCAATGGCGTTATTTAAGCAGTCTGACATTAATAAATACAGAATAGCTGAAATTGATCACACGCAGCTAGTAAGAATAGTTGTGGCAGTTGATCCAGCTGGCTCACATAACAAGACAAGTGATGAAACTGGAATAGTAGCTGTTGGTATGGATAGAAATAACATTTGCTACATACTTGAAGATCAAACAGGAACATATACGCCTGAGCAATGGGCAGCCAAGGCAATAGCTTTATATGACAAGTATCAAGCAGACAGAATAGTTGCTGAAAAGAACTATGGCGGCGACATGGTTGAAAGCACAATTAAATCACAAGCAAGGGTGTTGGGAAGAACAGACATTAAGCCTAAACTAGTAAATGCATCTCGCGGTAAACACATACGGGCAGAGCCAGTAAGTTTGCTTTATTCTTGTGGAGAGGTTGTACATGTAGGGTATGACTTAATGGAGCTAGAAACAGAAATGACAACTTGGGTTCCACTAGAAACAGAGAAATCACCAAATAGGCTTGATGCAGTTGTTTGGGGTGTTGCTGAATTATGTTTGACTAAAAAGAGACGTGTTAGGGCACTGACAATTACTTAATATAAACAAAAATAACATTTGGAGTAAAATATGGGAATGTTCGGATTATTCAACAAAAAAGAGGTTATTGATATAATTGCTCCAGGAATGAGCTTAAGTGAGAAGAAAAGCTTTGTTCAGGCTGCTCTAATGCAGGATCAGAATTCAAATGGAACAAAGAACTTTGAGATATCAGTTCGTAATGCAATTGATCTATATGAGAAATGCGCACCATTCTTTATGGTTGTTGATAAGATCGTAACATCTTATTCAGAGATACCATTTAAGTTACAGAATAAGAAAACAAAAGAGTTCATTGATGATCACCCTGTTTTAGATCTATTGAAAAACCCTAATCCTGAAAATGTTGCTTGTGAATTCAAGGAATCATTGGCATCTATGTTCTTGATCACCGGTAATGTATTCATGATGGCAACAGGGAATATAAATAAGGAGCCATTGGAAGTGTACCAGCTATCACCTCGGTATCTAACGGCCATGACGCAAGCAAAAAACATTTTTGGTTTTATGCCTAGCACTTGGCAATACAGTTCATCAAACTTCGAGAATATAATATTTACTGCGGACGAAGTTAAAACAGGTATCAGGTATCACAACGGCAATGATAAAGAGTTGTTCCACATGAAGAAGTTTAATCCAAAGCAAAATGCAAATAGTTTTTTCGGAATGTCTAAGGCTTACCCATTATTCATGGAAATGGAATCATACACCACAGGGAACATTAACAACGCTGCTTTGCTTAAAAACGGTGCGCGCCCTTCAATGGCCTGGGTTAATAACAGGGGTGAGGAACTTACTGACGACCAGTGGGATAGGATGCAACAGGAGGCTAAAAAGTACAGTGGTGCTGATAATGCTGGTGGCACTCCAATTCTTGATGGTATGGACGTTAAAGAGCTTGGCCAATCAAACAGAGACATGCAGTTTAAAGAACTTCAAGACACAATGCTTGCTAGAATAGCCAACGTTTTCGGTGTTCCTTTACCATTATTGCTTGATTCAACAATGACATTGAACAACTTACAGGCTGCAAGACTTCATTTAGATAAGGATGCAGTTATACCTTTGGCAAAGAAAATAAATGAGAACCTTACTAGATTCCTTTTACATAGATATAAAGGGTCTGAAAATCTGGAGTTTGCATTAGACTTGACAGAAATTGAGTCATTAAAGCCCGAGGTTCTGCTTAACGCCAAAGTAATGACTGAAACTAAGGCTATAACGGTAAATGAAATTAGGGCAGAGTTGGGGTATGGGCATATAGATGGCGGAGACGTGTTATCAATAGGCGCTGATCCATCTGAAAATGACGAAGACGAAGATGACGAAGAGGAATCATTAAGTGAAGATGAAAAGTCATTTAATATATTTAAAGGCATGATGATTAAGCAAGATAACAAATTAACTGTTAGAGAGATGAAAGCATTATGGCTATTAAGCAGGAACAAATAGACACAGCAATAAAACTACAATATGAAGCTAAAGCAAATACCCAACTAAAACAGCTGTATAGACATATAATTGATGATGCTGTTTCACACTATGACGAATTTGGGCAAGCCAAGGATTTAAGTTCATATAAAGCAGCTATAGCGGGAGCCTTATTTTTAATATGGTTCAGGGTCAGAGAGAGGTTTGCAACATTAATGAGATCAATGATTGTTGGCACTGAAACAATGGATCAGCTAATGGATATTGCAAGTAGATCTATTCGTGAAATGACCGCAACCGATGTTCTTAATAATTCGACAAATAGAGCAGTTATTCAAAACAATCTAAAAATGAATAACTTTATAATCATGTCTGCCGACAGCATTAACAAAACAAATAACAAGCAATTTGAAACCGCAGCTATGGCCGGTCTAAGCACGTTGATGTTTAGAGAAAGATTGAAAGTATTATACGATTCCAGGATTGGTACAATATCGCAAACTACGGTGCAAAATTCAGCCGAAACAATAAAGAGTGATTATTTTCAAGCAATAAATGAAACAATAATCAGGGACAATCCACTTGCAG